AATGCGCAGGAAGCCTAACGTGCGACAACCCCCCGCAGTACGTATCAATGATGAGTGAACGGAGTAAACCATGCCAGTAGCCGCGCCGACCTTGACAGTCTTATCACCTGCTCGGGGTGAGTTGGAATCGACGGTGGCGCTAACACTAACCGGCGTGAATTATACATCGGTTGGCTCCCTCGACGCGGAGGCAGGCCTCGATGTCGCCTGTAGCGGCGCGGGCGTGTCGGTGACGAATGTGACGGCGGTGAGTGACACCAAAGTGACCTGCGATCTTGTGATTGCATCAGACGCACCCATCGGCTTGAGATATATCACGATATTGCATGATGGTGGTGATTCGGGTGGAGCGGTCTCAGAAATCGGCGACACGCTGCCTTGGACATTCGGCCAGACACTGCCATTCACAATCGGTTATCCGTCAGACTTTTTGGTGTTCTTCGGCTAACCTAAATACTAATAGTCATGGCCACTCCAACATCTCGCAACGATTTCAAAGAATACTGCCTGCGGGCACTCGGCAAGCCCGTCATCCAAATCAATGTGGATGACGACCAGCTAGAGGACCGTCTGGATGAAGCCCTCTATGTGTATCAACAGTTCCATTACGATGCTATCGTCAAGACGTTTATGAACCACGAGATTACCGCCAGCACGATGCGGTTCGCGTCAGCTACGACGGGTACTTTCAACGACGGTGAAGTCATCGTAGGCGGGACATCGAACACCTACGGCGAGATGGTCTCGACGAGCAACACCACGATGATCAAGTTCTTTACAACGACACAATCCAACACCAGTGTCGTCGCCGGCGACAGCTATAGTGATACCGCGAAGCGGACGTTCATTGACGGAGAAGTTATTACTGGGCAGACATCCGGTGCGAACGGCACGATGTTTACCGCGAACGCGACGACCAATGCCATTTCGTTCGGCGATATGGACAACAAGTGGTTCAGTGTCGACGAATCGGTGATTGGTATTACGCGCGTGTTTCTCCCGTATGAAGGCGGCGGCGGGCACTCGGAGGATATTCTATTCAATCCGCAAGCCCAGTTCAATATGAGTCTGATGAGTACCTTCAATCAGGGGTCGATCATTCCATATGTAATGGGGCGTCAATACCTACAGTTGATGAACGATACCTTCCGCGGCCGGCCGAGTATTCGATGGTCGCGGCATATGAATCGGTTATTCGTGGATGTCAATTGGCAAACGCAATTCGAGCCGGGAATGTGGATTGTGATGGAGGCGACACGCACCATTGACCCCGATACCTTTACGGATGTTTGGAGCGACCGTTGGTTACAACGATTTGCGGTTGCGCTCATCAAACGTCAGTGGGGGATGAACCTGAGTAAATATGGCGGCATCGCGTTACCTGGCGGTGTCACATTAGATGGAAGAGCGATTCTCTCCGAGGCCAATCAGGAGATCAAAGACCTAGAACTAGAAGTGCAGGAGACTTATCAAGAACCTGTCTCGTTTATTGTGGGTTGATTATGGCCGTCAATCGCTACTTCAACCAGACAGCGTTTGCGTCGGAACAGGACCTTGTACAGGACTTGATCGACGAGAGCATTCAAATCTACGGGCACGATGTCCATTATATTCCTCGTGATGCGGCGAATATGGATACGTTCCTTGGTGAAGACCCGATGGCGGCCTTCACGACGACCTACCCCATCGAGATGTATCTCAAGACGTTGGAATCCTTTCAAGGGCAATCCGAGTTCATCAGCAAGTTCGGATTACACATCGAAGACCAAGCAACCTTCCTCGTTTCGACACGGCGCTTCGACAGTGCGGTCGTAGATGCGGTTGACGCCGCACTGACAGTGATCTCACGTCCGCGAGAAGCAGACCTTATCTATATTGAGATGAACGAGGACCATCGATATTTGTTTGAGATCAAATTCGTAGAAGACAAGGAACATCTCTTTCAGTTAGGAAAACTCTATACCTACGAGCTACGTTGCGAACTGATGAACTTCACGAACGAGAAGGTCAATACGAATGTGGATGACATCGACGCGGTTGCGCAGCGTGAAGCCTATACCATCAACATCACGATGGACGCGGGCGGCACCGGCACGTATATCGTAGGCGAATCTGTGTATCAAGGGAACACCACATTGGCCGCAGCGACTGTGTCCGCAGAGGTGTATGAGTGGACCGCATCGACGCGGGTGCTTGGAATACAACGTGTAGTAGGCGCTTTCGCAGGCAGCACAGTGGTCAAAGGGGATACCAGCGCCGCACAATGGACCACAGTGACGGCCGCAGCCGAGACAGCACCAACCATTCACGACCCACTCTCGGATAATGAATTCCTACAAGGGAATCCCTTGAGTGTGGTGAAGTCTCGTGGCACGCATATGTTAGAAGACTAATGGATACGCATTTCAAACATCTCTTGTTGCGGCGCTATCTCCTGTCATTTGGATCGTTGTTTGACAACATCACATTGACACGGGAAGATACCGCTGGCGATGAAGTCTATCGACAGATCGTGCCGATAGAGTATGGGCCAAAGGAACGCTGGCTCACACGATTCACGCAAGACCCCGACCTCCTACGTGGTGTCGGGCAGGTCGTCCCGCGTCTCTCCTACGAGATGTCTGGGATATCCTACGACCCCACCCGCAAACTCAACACTCTGAGGAAACTAACCTACGCTGCGGCATCACCAGATGATCGTGCGCGTCTATATGTCGGGACACCGTATACTCTGACCGTCGGTCTGTCCATCCTTACGAAACTGCAACAGGACGGCATGCAGATCGTGGAACAGATTCTGCCCTACTTCACGCCAAATTATACGATTGCGATGGAACCGCTGGCGAACTATCCCCAGTTGGTGGATGTTGTGCCTGTTATCCTACAAAGCGTATCCCAGACGGATAACTACGAGGGCAGTTTTGAGACACGTCGTATCATTGTGTGGGATTTAGAATTCTCAATGAAGGTATATTTTTACGGGCCGGTCAAAGATAAAACCCGTATTAAAAAAGTCATTGTCGATCTGTATAATTCAAGTAGCGACGACCTAGCTGCGCCGCCGGCAGATGCATCACCACAGGTTGCGATTACCGTGGTGCCGTCGGTGTCGGTGTCTGCCTCCGCCAGTCCGTCATCTGAAGAGTCATCTGTGATTAGTGCCAGAGAGGCAGCAGTCACCACGACTATCCTAGACTTTGGGAAGTTTGCGCCCTCGACATCGCCATCAGCGTCGTATAGTCCGTCAGCGTCACGTAGCCCGTCAGCATCACGTAGTCCGTCGGCATCGATTAGCCCATCGAGTTCCGTATCAGTATCCATCAGTCCGTCGGCATCCGTTAGCCCGTCATCGTCGATTAGCCCGTCAGCATCACGTAGCCCATCGAGTTCCGCATCGGCATCAGTCAGTCCGTCAGCGTCGACTAGCCCGTCAGCGTCCATTAGCCCGTCAGCGTCTGCGTCACTTAGCCCGTCGGCATCCATTAGCCCGTCAGCGTCACGTAGCCCGTCGGCATCGATTAGCCCGTCAACGTCGGTGTCGCCGTCGATTAGCCCGTCAACGTCGCGTAGCCCGAGTGCGTCGACATCCATTAGCCCGTCAGCGTCACGTAGCCCGTCGACGTCTATATCAGCATCGCTCAGTCCGTCGACATCACGGAGCCCGTCAGCGTCACGGAGCCCGTCCGCGTCACGGAGCCCGTCGACCTCCGTGTCGGCATCCGTCAGTCCGTCGGCATCGATTAGCCCGTCAGCGTCACGTAGCCCGTCATCGTCCATCAGTCCGTCGGCATCAGCCAGTCCGTCGGCTTCAGCCAGCCCATCATCCTAAATGCAACGCGGACAAATAATACAGAAACAGGAGTTGAACAAACTTCTCGATCTCGATCCCACACTGACAACCGAGGAAGAGACGACAGCCCTTCAACGCACTGCGCCGCCCGGCAAACTTGTGTCGGCGACAGCGGAGGATGCGTTTGAAGAAGACTTCGGCTATGCGCGGTCGGTCGTGCGAGAGAGTATCGATCAGGCCCGCGACGCCGCAGTCACCGCAATCGAACTGGCACAATCCGGCGACAGTGCGCGGGCCTATGAGGTCGTCGCGGGAATGTTGACTGCTATCGTCAATGCGAATAAAGAACTATTGGCACTCCATAAAACCAAAGAGGACACGCGCAAGTCCCGTGAGGGTGGCGCATCGACTTCTGGTGTAACAATCGAAAAGGCGGTATTTGTGGGGCGCGCCTCCGACCTGTTGCGTGAACTCCGCACGTTGTCGAAAGATAAACCGAAGGTCATAGATATTAGTGAAGAATAAATGCCCAAGAATTCCTTCAAGTCCGACGCGGGCTATAACGGCAATCCCAATCTTCCGCTCCCCAATGCCGAAGTCTCGCTCACTGACAAAGAACTTAAAGAGTATGTCAAGTGTGCGGAGGATGTCTATTACTTCATCAACAGCTTTGTGAAGATTGTCCACGTCGATCACGGCATCGTGCCGTTTGCGATGTGGCCCTTCCAGCGAGAGATTATCAAAGCGTTTGAGGACAACCGCTTCGTCATCTGTAAACTCTCGCGTCAGTCCGGCAAGTCGACCGTTGTTGTCTGTGGTTACTTCCTCTGGTATATTCTCTTTCGCCCCGACGTCAGCGTCGGTATTCTCGCGAACAAAGAGTCCACCGCCATCGAACTGCTACGTCGGCTGAAGCAGTCCTACGAACTCCTGCCGAACTTTCTGAAGCAGGGAATTATCAAGTGGGACCAGAAGCTCATCATGCTGGCGAACAACTCCCGCGTTCGTGCGGAGAGTACGAGTGCCAGCGCGATTCGAGGCGACACCTTTAATATTCTGTTCCTCGATGAGTTTGCGTTTGTGCCAGAGAATATCGCTGGCGACTTTATGACGTCGGTGTTCCCCACAATATCATCGGGTAAAACCACCAAGCTATTCATCGTCAGCACACCAAACGGATACAACCTCTTCTATAAGATATGGAACGACGCAGAAGAGAAACGCAACTCTTATTTTCCCATCGGTTTCACCTGGCGAGATGTGCCTGGGCGCGACGAAGAATGGGCCGATGAGATGCGGAGGAACCTTGGCAGCGAACAAGCCTGGGAACAGGAATTTGAGTCGGTGGTCTATAACACGGATGTGACCGTGCGGAACAAAGTAACGCAGGTGGTAGAGACGATACCCATTGGGGTGTTGTATGACCGTCTATTTTCAGATACTCCGCTGCCAGGCTACTGAACTTTGACTGTAACTAAATAGGCTGGTATGGAATACTATGTCTATAGGCTACTGCGGACAAGTGACGGTAAACAATACATTGGCACGACAGATCAAAATAACTTTTTTGGTCGTATGGCGTGCCATCGTCGCTCCGCACGATACCGAGGAACCTCTTTCTCCATTGAAATATTACTCACCGGCCCAACGACCGACGTTCTGGTTCAGGAAGGTGCGTTTATCGAGAAATACGATACGCTACACCCCAACGGATTAAACCTAACTAAAAGTGGCAAAGGTTGTGGGCATAATTCTCCCGAATTCACCACACGAGGATATAAATTTTCGGCGGCATCCCGTAAGAAGATGAGCGACTCGGCGAAAGAAAGGTGTCGGCGATCGCCTCGGGTGGGGTGGCACCACTCGTCGAGTTACAGAGCGCGAATGAGTGAGATGCGGAAAGGCAAACCGGCACTACACAAGCGAAAGCTCACAGAAGAACAAGAAGCCACATTACGTGAGTTGTATTTGAGTAAGCCTGCGCTTGCGGATGTCGGCGTGCCCCACATAAGCAATGGTATTGTGCTGACATACGACCGCGCGTTTGTTCTGCGGTATGCCAAAGTTTTTGGCCTTACGCCAAACGGACTACGAGGAATTCTTCACCGTGTTTGTCCCTAATACCAAATACGATATCCTGACACCAGACGGATTTCGGAATTTCCGCGGTCTCCATTTTATCGAACGCGAGACCGTACGGATATTTTCTGGTGGTGTGTGCGCGTTAGAGGGGAGCGCACATCATCGTGTGCTAACGTCAACAGGATATGTCACCCTTGACAATATCGAGGTCGGCGCGAGTATCATTGGAAAGACCGGATCACATCTCATTGAACATAAAGAACTCGGCCGTGCACAACTCCTGTTTGATCCTATCGATGTCGATCACCCCGAACAGTCATTCTACACAAACGACACCGTTTCACATAATTGTTCTTTCCAGGGCAGTGCGAATACACTCATCCCAGGGCACAAGCTCGCATCCATGACGTTTATGACGCCAGTGGATACTCGGGGAGACCTCAAAATCTATGCGCAACCAATTCGCGCAGACGAAAAAGGGAACCCCTCGCATATCTATGTGGCCATGGTCGATGTGTCGCAGGGGCAAGAGCAAGATTATAGTGTGATAAATATCTTTGATGTGTCGATATCGCCGTTTCGACAAGTCGCGGTATATCGACGGAACAATATCACTCCACAACTGTTTGCGCCGATCGTGCGAGATATCGCGGCGTATTATTGTAACGCATATACGCTGATAGAAATCAACGACGTTGGCATTCTTGTCGCGGATACGTTACACGCGGAACTAGAGTACGAGCATATCCTCTTCGTACGTATGCATCCCAAGCGCGGGCAGATGTTGGCCGGCGGGTTTCATGTGAAGTCGCGGATGGGATTGCGGCAGACACAAGCCACAAAGCGTATTGGCTGTGCTGCGCTCCGAGCGATGATTGAGAAGGACCAGCTTCTCATTTATGATTACGAGACATTACGAGAGCTAACGACGTTCGTTGCGCATGGGCATAACTACAAAGCAGAACAGGGTGCCCATGACGATTGTGTAATGACGCTGGTGTTGTTGGGATGGTTGACCGCGCAAAGGGGATTTGAGAACTATGTGGGCTTGTCCATGCGGAAGCTGCTCATCAATCAATACGAACCCGTCACGCTCGACGAACCGTTTGTAGGATATCTGAGCGACGAACCCACGGTCTCATGGACCGAAGACGGCGATCGTTGGTCTTTATCGGATGAGGATATCGCAAACGACTTCTGGAGATGACGAACGCCGCGGAAGTCTAAATACACACATATCCGCTGTCATACACTGATAGCACAGTTTTTCACGGTATTCCTTTTACCGAATCCCGTTACGAAGGAGATATAGGGTTATGGCATTTCAAGTTTCGCCCGGCATTAATGTTACGGAACGGGATCTAACAGCAGGCATTGAAAATGTCTCCCTGTCAGCAGGCGCGGTCGTTGGTCCTTTTGTGTGGGGTCCGTGTCTACAGATACAGAACGTCAACACTGAAGTCGATCTGAAGGGCCAGTTTGGTGAGCCGGACACTAATACCTTCCAGTATTGGTTCTCTGCCGCAGGATTTTTGGCGTATTCCAATACACTCAAAGTTGTTCGAGCGATCAGCG